ACGGGAACCACAACGATGGCTAATCTAACATTGTCTGGTACATTCTCTGGTACCGTTGATGGAGGTACCTACTAATGGCTTTAGTTAACAATAGCCTTTTCTCAGGACAGTCGTTTGGCTCTACTGTTCCTGCTGCAATGCAGGCTGGTTTCACTGCTGCTGGCGGTGCTCCCACCTCTGGCGTTGACTTAACTGGACTGTTCCGTAACCTGATCGGAACCGCAGGCAACATCTATGCCTCTAATCAGGCCGGTAGTAACGCTGCTCAGTTGGCTGCACAACAGGCACAGGCTTCGCAGTTCCGCCCCGTAGGCGTTACCACTCGCTTTGGTCGTAGTGGTTTCCAGTTTAGCCCCACGGGTGAACTCATGGGTGCTGGCTACCAAGTGGCTCCTGATGTGGCTGCTATGCGTGAGGCTTTGCTGGGTATCTCCGGCGGAGCACTGCAACAGGCACAGCAGCAGCAAGCCATGCAAGGCCAGATCAACCAAGCTGCTCAAGGCTTGTTTGGCTTAGGTCAGCAGTACGTTGCACAGACTCCGCAGGCTGCGGCGCAGCAGTATCTTGCACAGCAACAAGAACTGTTAGCTCCTCTGGATGAGCGTGCTCTGGCACAGTTGCAGACGCAGCAGTTCCGTCGCGGTACTGGCGGTCTTGCGATGGGCGCTACCGGAGCTACTCCGATGGGTGCCCCTGGTCTGCGTGCTGCTAACCCAGCAATGGAAGCCTTCTACAATGCACAGCAACAGCGTAATGCTCAGTTGGCTGCTCAGGCACAGCAGATGGGTCAGCAACAGGTCACCTTCGGTCAAGGCTTGCTTGGTGGTGCTCTGAATCTTCAGCGCGGTGGTTATGGTGCTCAGGAAGCTGCACTGGCTCCGTTTGGCACTGGTTTCCGTCAAGCTACAAGTGTTGAGCAAGCCGGTCAGCAGCCGTTTGAGATGGGTGTTGGCTTAGGAAATCCTGTGACTGCTGCGGCTCGTCAGGCTGCTGCGATCCAAGCACAAGGACAGGCTGCACAGCAGGCTGCTGATTTCAACCGAAACACCGCAGTTGTCGGCGCTTTGGCTGATCCGGTGTCTAAGTTAATTGGTAAACTGTTCGGAGGTTAATAATGGCTGATGGAATGATGGGTAATCCTTTTCTTGGTTTACTGAACCAAGGAATGAGTCCTGAACAGGCCCAAGCTGAAGTTGATCGGCAACGTGCCTTACAGTTTGCTAACCTCAACCCGCAACAGCGTGTTGCTGCCGGTATCTACGAAGGCATCACCGGCATTGGTCGTGCCTTAGGTGCTCGTGATCCGATGCTTGAGCAGGCTTCGCAGTTGCGTCGTCTTGCACAGCAGTTCGATACCACGACTGCTGAAGGCATGATGCAGTATGCTAATGCTCTGAGACAGGTCAATCCTCAGGCTGCACAGCAGGCTGCGATGCAGGCACAGCAGATGATGCAACAACAAGCTGTCCTTGGCAAGACTCGCGCAGAGCAAGCCAAAGCCGTGGCAGGTGAGCAAGAGATTCGTGCGAGGACTGCTGCTTCTGAGCGTAAAGTTTCACAAGACGAGGAACTTCGCGATCAATTAGCTGCCTTGCCTGAAACAGCAACTAATGAAGATTTCTTACGTGTTGCTCGTAGATTCGGTAATCCAGACACGATCATCAGGAGTATTGAAACTTCTCAAACAGCAAAAGCAAAATTAGACGCAGATGCTGAACTGAAGCGTGAACGGAGGGCATTTGAGGAGCGTATGCAGCAAAGAGATGCTGATCTTCGTCGTGAACTTGCCAGTATGCGCCAAAGTGGCGAAAAGACAAAACTACCGCTCCCGACGGCAACAGATCGTAACCGTCTTGCAGTAGCCCGTGACACTGTTATTCAGACGCAGGGCACGATTGACCAAATTGATAAGTATGCCCAGATGATTGAAGACGGCGATCTGTCTTTCAGTTTCTTCGGCAATCTGGCGTCTTCTGGTCGCGTGGCTGCTGGTGTCGCTCGCGCTACTGATGTAAACAAGCAAGATTTCAATCGCTTTGTTTTAGGTGCTGCTAATGCCTTGTTGTTGCAGGCTAAGGGCACACAGACTGAAGGTGACGCACAACGTGCGCGGGATCAGGTTGTTGATGCTTTAGCCAAGAACGATAATAAGACTGTTAAAAGTGCTTTGACCGAACTGCGTTCTGTTATTGAACGTACCCGTAAATCTGCCGAGTTGACTATCGAAGATTTCAACGAAAGTTTCGGAACTTCTAAGGCAATTCCAGGCACTCCTGCTCCTACTCCTCGACAGCCTGCTGCCGGAGGAAAGAGAACCATCACACTGCCTTCAGGAGCAGTTGTTACAGTAGAGGGTTAATATGCCAAAGTATACCATCAACGGTGTTGTTTTTAACTCTGACAGAGAACTTACAACCGAAGACTTAGAAGCCTTGGCTGCACAGACGGCACCTGCACAGGCTCCAAAGACTCAGCAAGAAGCACCGTCTAATAGATGGAATCGGCCTGATAGTCAAATTATCACCGAGGAACTGCTCAAGAGCATGCCTGCCCGTCTTATCCGTGGTGCTGTTGTTGATCCTGCTCTTGGTCTTGCTCAATTAGCCACTGGTGGTCAGTCACAGGCTGTTAACAGGGCTATTGATGTTGTAGCACAAGCAACTAAGCCAGATGGGCTAGATGTTGCTGGTTTTACTGGTGCCATCTTATCTCCGTTCAACAAACTGGCTCTTGGTGTCTCTGGAAGGCCTGTAACGAGTGCTGCCGCTATCGGCGCACAACAAGGCTTGATCCAGGGTGTTGAGGGTGCCGGTGACATGACCGGAGGAGAGTTTGCTACCAACAAAGCACTCCAGGCCGCTGTTGGTGGGATTCTTGGCACAGGCTTTGAAGTCGGTGTTAAGGGCGTAGAGAAGCTAGCAAAAGTTTCTCGTGGCCTTACTGGAGCAGGGCGTGATCGTGCCGTACAGGAGTATTTAAACAGTCTTGCTGGCCCTGAGCGTGATGCTGTCATTAAGGCTCTCCAAGACTCTAAGGAAATTGTAACCGGTTCTCGTCCGACTGCTGCTGAAGCTATTTCTGATATTCCTTCTGCTGCCGAACTTATGGCATTGCAGCAAAAGGTAAAGTCACAGTTCGGTGGGCCTCAGTCAGCCTTTGCAAAGCGCGAGGCTGAACAACAAGCAGCTCGTGAGCGTGCAATTACCAATATCGCAGGTACTCCTGAGCAACGCAAGGCTATATTAGCTCGTCGTGATCGTGAGACTGCCAGGATGCGTGAAGATGCCCTGAGGCAGACGGATGTTGCTGGCGACATTATTGGTAAACTTGAGAAAGATATTTCTGACAAGTTTAGTAGTATTGCAGCAGCAGAGCAGACTTCCGGGATGATTGGAATGGCTGCACGACAGCAAGCTGCTGTGGCTGCTCAAGGACGACCTGGGTTTTTGACTGCTGGAGACATTGCTGCTGAAGCCCGTCAAGGAACCGCTGCCTATAAGGATGTAGCGGCACAGAAACGAGCAGAAGCAAAAATGAAGATGCTTCAGAAAGATAGTCTTGAGCAAAACGGTTTTTATCCATTACGGGCACAGGACTTGATTGACCAAATGGAATCTGCTGCTCGTGGATCTAATAACGATGTTGTAAAACAAATTCTACGGGAAACTTCTGATAAGATTCGTTCCAAAGCAGACGAAAACGGCATCGTCAGTAGTCGTGATATGTACGAGAACATTCGTAAAGAATTGAATCGAGACATTATTGCAGCTTTGAATAAAGTTGGCAAGGCACCGTTACAAGGCGGATTAGAGAAGCAAGAAGCTGCGGTTGCTGGAAATATCAAGAAGTTTATTGATTCCGCTTTTGATAGGTCTTCTGATGGTTTGTGGAGCAAGTACTTGAATACCTACGCTAATTACAGTCGTAAGGTTGATCGAATGCGTGTGGGACAAGAACTGGCAGACAGTTTGAAGACGAAACTCGACGCTGAAGCAGCGGGTGTTTTTGCTGATGCTGTGAATAACGCCACTAGAACCATCAAGCGTGCTGGTACTGACATTCCTCGGTATGAGCGTCTTAATCAGTTGATGACTCCTACCGAGATGTCAACCATTAATTCTGTTCGTGCTGATCTTCTTCGTAAGGCCCGTGCAGAAGAGCGTGCTAAGGGTGCTGGAGCAGCCCCTGAAGTTCAGGAAGGAGCACGGTTGCCTCAGTTCCTGTCTGCTACGTTTACGGTGATGAACAATGCACTGGATGCGCTTCAGCGTGGAAACAAAGGTGAGTTTAATCGGAAGATGTCACAGCTTATGCTTGATCCTCCTGCTATGGCAGAGTTTATGACTAAGAACATCCCGCCTAGCAAGATGACTGAGTTTGTCAAGAGCATGGTTTCTGGCATGGATGAGCGTACTCGTCAAGCCTTTACCAGTGCATTCCTTGTCCCAAGCATGGCCCAAGCGTTAGGAGAGCAGTAATGTTTGAAATGCTAGGAGGCGGTCTTCTAGGTAGTATCTTCGGTGGCCTGTTCCGGCTGGCCCCGGAGGTACTGAAGTGGCTTGACCGCAAAGATGAACGAAGCCACGAACTGAAGATGTTCTCTCTTCAGACTGACCTAGAGAAGATGCGGGGTGAGTACCGCATGGAAGAGCGTTATGTAGACCATAGCATTCATCAGATAGACGCCATTGGTGAGGCTTTTAAGCAACAAGCAGAGGCAGACAGTAAAGCATACAAGTGGGTTGCCAGTATTTCAGCGTTGGTTCGACCTGGAATCACTTGGCTGATGTTTGGACTGTATACGGCTGTAAAAATCATTACTGTGTCATACGCAGTCAATAGCGGAATTCCTGCAAGTCAGCTTATTGATGAAATTTGGACGGCAGATGATTTTAGTATGCTGATGATGATCTTGTCATTTTTCTTTGTTGGCCGCAGCATCGAAAAACGAGAATCTAAACTGTGAAAAAGAAATATTTTACAGAAGAAGAAAAGAAGCAGGCAAAAGCAGAATGGGACAGGCAGTATCGTGCTAGAAAACGAGAACAGTTGGTAGAAAGAAAAAGAGAATATTATCTAAACAATAAAGATAAAATCTCAGAAAAATCTCGTCAAAAGTATCTTCTAAATCCAGAACCTGCTAAGTTAAAGAGCAAAGAATGGAAAGAGAAAAATAAAGAAAAGCACAATGCTAATTGTATGCTTCGACACACCAGAAAACTTAACGCCTGTCCTAAATGGCTTTCTGAAGACGAGCGATGGATGATTCAAGAAGCATATCATCTATCAGCGGTAAGAACAAAAGCCACAGGAATAAAGTGGCATGTCGATCATATTGTCCCGCTGCAAGGGAAGACCGTATGTGGTCTTCATGTGCCTTGGAATCTTCAAGTCATTACAGCAAGCGAAAACTGTTCTAAGCGAAACTCATTTGTATGAACCCCGCAATTGAACTATGTAAGAATGTTCTAGTCAAGCCCTTTGAAGGATGCGCTAAGGTTCTGCCTGACGGTAGAGTCAAAGCGTATCCTGATCCGGGCACAGGCGGACACCCGTGGACTATCGGCTATGGCTCTACTGGCCCTGACATCAATCCAGACACAATCTGGACTATGGAGCAGTGCGAGAAGGGCTTAGACGAGCACATGGAGTACTTCTATGTGGGTGTGATGAAGCTCTGCCCCGGTCTGAAGGATGAGCTACCCAGGCGACAGGCTGCTGTGCTGTCATGGGCCTACAACTGTGGACTTGGTAACCTTCGTATCAGTACCTTCAGGAAGAGGATCAACGAGAAGAACTGGGAAGAGGCTGCGCTAGAGTGTCTCAAGTGGGACAAAGCAGCCGGTAGAGTGCTCAAAGGATTGACTAGAAGGAGACAGGCAGAAAGCCTGCTGTTGAAATAATTAAGCCCCTGTCAAGGAACCTTTATAGGAACCTTGCAGGGGCTTTTTTTATTCCGTGAAGAAATCTCCGATCAGGATTTCAATGAACGGTATCTTTATGATTAGGCCAACGAAGCAAACAACTTCTTCTTTGCCTTCCTCGTCTAACATACAGTACCGATTGATCTCATTGTGTTCGATGTCGAAGCCAATACCGAGCCTGAACTGTAGGATGAAGTTCACGGTAGTTCGCAGGCTCCAGCCGTGCAGGCCAAAGTCTGTGCTCCTTCTACATTGTCAGTCCTTTCAATGAAAGCATCCCAGTCAATCCCCGCAGGCATTGCAGCCTTTAGGCGTTCGTACTCCGCACTGTCGATCTCCTCATACGGTGCCTGTCGATAGGTTCCTCCGTCCATCGGCAGGAAAGACACGCCAGTGATCTTGTCAAAGTTGTCCCACACCCAAGCACCAACCTTAGGCCACTCTTGCTCCTTGACAGAGATGGTCACAGAAGGCTTATGCTCACAGTAGTGTTCCTGATACAGCAGCCACAGACGCAAGTGCTTGATAGCATCCAAGTCCTCGCGCAGCACAGCACCGTCAGCCACAGCCACAGGGAAGCTGAACACTGTCGTGCTGTCAGACTTATAGAAGTCAGGCTCTGACGGGAACCCTTGAGACTTCAGGAAGTCAGTGAGAGGGTCTTTGTTATCAGAACGAACCCGACGAATATAATACTTAGCGTGTTGAGGATGAATACCACTAGCAGTGCCCGTGAGCTGGGAGACTGTACCCTCAGGTTTGATAGCTGTGATAGCAACACTCCGGTTGATACCGATAGCGTCAGCCATAACAGCATTAGTGTGAACAGCATGAGTTTTCAACTTCTCCAAAAGGTCAGGTAGACGAGGATCGTCAGGGTTGTTCAGCAACGAGTTATCTAGGATACCCGTCATCGACACTCCTAGCAGTCGTTCCTCTTCGGTGTTGTTTTGCCAAATCTTGCGAAGATACGGGAAGTTCGTAAGTGTTGACTGCCAAGTTCCCAGGATAGTTGCAAGACGCACTTTACGCTCAAGAGAACCGTAATCATCGCTAGGCCGCACAATGACAGAACTAAGATTACAGAACTGATAAGGGCGTAGAATAATCTCACTACAGGGATTAGTACCCCACTCTTGATTCGGGTCACGACGACCATTGCGTGCTGCCTGAGCTTGACTAGCATACCGATTGAAGATACCTCGTTCACCAGAGTGTGATTCATAAATAGCAGAC